CGATATATTAAAGAATTTGTACATCACAATACTGGGGCATCGAATGGAGAATGAACTAGAGAAGGCACTCGAAAGTAAATTCTTTTGTCCTGCAAGGTTTGCACAAGAGATAGAAAGTCTTGTGCAAATTAATAGGCAGATGAATTACATTGATGCTATCATTCACTTCTGTGAACAGAACAGTATTGATTTGGAATCAGTTCCTAAACTTATATCTAAACCTTTAAAGGAGAAGATAAAGTACGAGGCACAAGAGTTAAATTTTTTAAAGCGAACTAGCCGTGCGAAATTGGTTTTTTAATTCCAAAAAAGTCGAAAAAATATCGCCGCAATTTTTTGCCCCTATTACTTTTTTTAAATAAAGAAAATGAACTTACATGAACAAATTGTAGAATCTTTTAATTCCTATATTTCAGAATCTGAGTCTTTTGATGATAAAGGAGTTAAAGTCGCAGGAACTAGAGCACGTAAGGCTCTTGGTGAATTAACGAAACTTGCAAAAGCACGAAGAGCAGAGATCCAAGATAAAAAGAATAATACTTAAATCTTTGTTAATTTTTTATGATGCCCTTTGATGCCTACCGTTGTTATCTCTCTTTAAAGAACCACTTCACTAAAGATCACTATGATTACCATAAGTATGGTGGCAAGACAAGGGCAACAGTCCAAGCCTTTTACAAAAGGAAGGATAGGTTCTGGTTTGAGAAATTTGCCAGATCTAAGAATGATAAAGAAGTAGAAGATTTTTTTGTATCCAACTTTGTGAGTTCCACCGACCCTGCAACTATGTGGATCGGAGAGATGATAAGAGAGGGAGAAGGAAGATATACTGATTGGAAGAAAAAGGTACAATCTTTGTCATATACCTTTAAAGGTGAAATTGACACTCTTTTTGAAAATAAGCAAGTAGACGAAATATTCGATTGTTCGAGTGGCCATCCTCCTATTCTCAGAAGTTATTTAAGGGGTGATACCTCACTTGAAACATTAGTGATATGTGATAGAATATTTGAATATAGGAAAAACTTTGATAAACGACTCAATGACCCTGTGTGGGAAACCGTCAGTCGAAAAATAAAAAAGTATAAACCCTTCCTAAATATAGATGTACCCAAGTATAAAAAAATCCTTAAAAAAGTAGTACTATGAGTTTTTTCGATTCAGAAGTTGTTCGTGCTGAAATGGCAGAAATTGCGGAACTCCAAGATGAGGTTTATTCCAATGTTTTCAAGTTTCCAGCGATGACCCAAGAAGACCAATTATATCATGTTACTATTCTGGAGAAACTTTTAAACAAACAACGAGTTCTTTATACTCGTGTGAGTTTATCAGATGATCCTGAAGCTAAGGAGATGAAAAAGAAGATTATAGAAAGTGCCAAACAAATGGGACTTCCTACTCATGTCGATATGAACATCTTATTTGCTAATATGAACAATATGGTAGAAATGATGAAAAAGCAGATTGACAAAGAATCTTCTACTTGATATAATTAAGGTACACAAAAGCCAAATCAAACAAAATCTAAATGTCATTTAAAGACCTAAAAAAACAGTCCTCTCTAGGATCATTGACTTCTAAATTAGTCAAAGAAGTGGAGAAGATGAGCACTGGTGGAGGTGGTGATGACCGCCTTTGGAAACCAGAAGTTGATAAAACAGGTAACGGTTATGCCGTTCTCCGTTTCTTACCAGCACCAGAAGGGGAAGATATCCCTTGGGCAAAAGTGTATTCACATGCATTCCAAGGACCAGGTGGTTGGTATATTGAAAACTCTTTGACCACAACAGGTGGCAAAGATCCAGTCTCAGAGTATAATCGTGAACTCTGGAACAGTGGTAATGAATCTGATAAGGATGTTGTTCGTAAGCAGAAGCGTAAGCTTTCCTACTATGCAAACATCTATGTCGTAAAAGATCCTACCAATCCTCAAAACGAGGGTGGAGTATTCCTCTACAAGTTTGGTAAAAAGATCTTTGATAAAGTAATGGAAGCAATGCAACCAGAGTTTGAGGATGAAACTCCAATTAATCCTTTTGACTTCTGGCAAGGTGCAAACTTCAAATTGAAGATCGTCAAGAAGGATGGTTATTGGAACTATGACAAGTCAGAGTTTGATGTAATATCTCCTCTACTTGATGATGATGATGCACTAGAAGCATTGTGGAAGAAGCAGTATTCACTTGCTGCTGTTACCGCACCTGACCAATTCAAGTCATATGATGACCTGAAGAAGCGTCTTGATTATGTTTTAGGTAATAAGCAACCTGCACGTCGTATAGACGAAGAGGTAGCAGAGGAAGATAACAATCGTTCCTTCCAACCTAATTTTGAACGCAACACAGAAACAGGTGAACCAGTTCTTGCTGGTAATCATAGGACTACAGCTGTAGCATCTAAATCATCAGATGAAGATGATGCTCTTTCTTATTTCCAAAAACTTGCAGAGGAATAATTAAGAATATAATTTAATATTCTCTCCTCTTACTAGGGTTTCACTCACATATTGGGTGGAACCCGTTTTATATGGCATAATTGTATCCATATCATTTAGAATTATGTTTAGATAATTCTGTTTTAAGACGTATATATCTCTTCTTTCATCTTGTAGATTTATTTCATATTCTTGGTTTGTTACGGCAGTTGTTATTGGATTTGCAACTCCTCCTACTTCTGTATAAACTCCTAAATTAATATCTAAGAATTCCATTGAAAAATCTTTTGGAACTTGGAGACCTTTAGGAATGACTACAGCATTAATACTGTTTCTTACTTCTTTTGTTTCATAGTGGTGAACTGATTGAATATTTTGATAAGTCTCGTATTTATCAAGGAGATATGTATCAAAAGATTGTTGAGTAAGAGGCCACTCATTTTGTACATTAATAATATTATTTGATAAAAGAATTACCCAGTCTAATGTAGAGTCTTGATAAACATCAAAAGCAACATTATCTGGTCTATCATCGCCTTTTATACTATATTTGGTGAAATATGTGACATTATTAAATATATCATCTCTAATCTTTCCTCTTTTAAAAAGATTTTTCACTTCAATATATTCGGAACTACTATGGGATTCTGGTAGTCGATTTACATATTCAAAATTAGGAATGTTGCGGAAGTAAGATGCCATTTTAGAAACCTATTAAAGTGGAGGGAGTTTCACTATCTTTCATACTAAGACCTTCAAAATAATCACTTTCATAAAGAGGATCAAGTTCGTTAAATTGAAGATTTAATGAATATGAGACCATACTGCGAGAAGAATCACTATAAGTCATGTAATTATTATTGGGAGTGTAATCTACCTGACATGATAATAAGGCACACTGTTTAATTCTGCCAATAGAGGGATGTTTGATCATGTTTCCATCCTCATCAAATGTTATATAGTCAATATTAAAATAATTGGGTGCTTTAAGAAATACATTAGTAGATGTTGTCTTCACTGACATTCCTTGTTTAAAGAAATTAATAATACTTTTTATGTGTCTTGCTTCTGTTGCTTGGCGAGGGGACATTTGGAATGTAAAGTCAAATGCTCTTAAATTTGGAGCATTGAAGAGTAATTCCATATTAGGGTTAGCAATAGCACCTGTTGCCCGTGATAATAAATTTCTTGTTTGAACTGCTTGACCAGCAATCATTGCATTAATTGCATCGCCAACTCCTGGTTCGTTTAATGCTGCTCCTGCTTTTCTGAGTGCTTTACCTGCTTCACCTGTAACAGTTTTATTTTCTTTTCCTGCAGCATCGACCATATTCATGGCAGCTGCAGCACCAAATGCTTGAAGAGGATTCATTGTGGATCCTTGCCAATCTACAGTGTTAAGATCTTTAATACCTGATGTAATTGGTAAAGTTACTGATCCACTAATAGCGGTGTTTTTTCTTTGAAAGCTTTTTAAATCAGTTTTAATTGATGGATCTATAACTTTACCACTGCTTTTTTTCATGGTAAATATAATTCTATCTTGTTTATTAGATCTTATATCCTGTGGATAGTAATAATTTCCATATGTTTCTCGTGTTTTAGTGGCAGTTATATTTGTGGATAAATCTACTGCACTAAAATTTAAACCATCTGCTGTGCTTGATCCATCCTCATTAGTGACAGCAATATCGGCGGTGGATTTACCTTGTACTCCAGGTAACTTGCTAAATTTTTCGTTTTGTTTGAGTTGTGCTAAACTACCTACTTCTTTTTGTAATGCTAAAGTCTGGACACCAGATAATTTTTTTTGAGTTGCCTCTGCTCCTTTTGTATTATAAAATGAATCTTTTATTTCTTGTGCAGTTATTGTTTCACGATCAAGACCGTTTCCTTGCCAATTAAGAGCTAATTTGTTTATACTATTCTCTCCATTTGTTGGTTTCCATGTCCATTTTTTTGTAGATTCGTTATAAGATCCTGTAAAGGTTGAATTATCATTGGCATCATTATCAAATAAAGAGTCTGTATGAACCTGTGCTGTCCATTTAGATGTTCCATTTGCATAAGTTGCTTGATATCCTGCTACTTGTTTTCCTCCAATCATCATTGACATCGACTCTACATTGATGGGAGTGTTAGTCTCACCAGCTGGAGTATATGAAGGATTGAATTGACCAGAAGTATTATTTCCGATATATTGAGTAGACATTAAAATATTTTTAGTTATTTATAGGGTTGTTAAGAAATAGGCATATGATACATCACGTAAGTCATTTATTTCACTGGGTCTCACCACATAAAGGACTCCTCCAATCTCCTCCCATGTATAGTTCCTAAATTTACCCCAATGATAATTGATGCCTCTGAATCCCCATCGTTGAATATCAGTTACAGCAACTAGGGGGTGTTGGTCATATTGAAGTCGGGGAGTTTTGGCAGTGTAAATGAAGGTATAATATTGTCCTGCATCGGGAACTACTTCCGTATCCTTTAAGGTATCCATAATAAGAAGCATCATTTCTTCAGGATCACTCAACTCTTTTAATTCATCCATTATAGGTTCAATTCTATTATCACCTACTTGTTGGGAATATTGTTCAAAATATTCCTCATTAAATGGATTCTCTTCAGGAAGAAAACTATCTGCCATAATGTATTCCTAATTCTTGTTCAGTAATAATTTTAAATTCAATTTTTCTATCATTACAAAATTCTCTTGCTGCCTTCCATTTAGCTGTGTTAACAGCATATGTTTTACATTCAAAGAGATATGATTTATTCACTTTTTTTCTTTTTTTAGGAGGTCGAGTTTGTTTCTTTGGTTTTACTTCAATTACATAGGTTTTAATTTTACCCATGTTTTCTTTTACTTTGATAAGAAAGTCTGGATAGTAACGATGAACCCGATTATCAATAGGAGAGAGATATTTAATATAAAATTCTTCACTTGCCCACTCAAGGATATTTTCATTTAGATCACAATAATTGCAGAATTTGGTTTCCCAAGTACTACGACATATAATATTATTTGGATTTCCCTTGTATTTTTTGGGAAAAGAGGGTCTAAAGAAACTCTTTTTACTTTCTCCCATTATACATACTATATCAGTAGTAATATTTATAGGCCTAATGGCACAGATAATAAAACCTAGAAAGGTTGGGGTATCAGCTTTAAAAAAATCCATTTTAAACACTGCTCTTACTACACATTATGAGTGTTGGTTTAATCCTCCTAGCACAGTTCAATCCTTAATTGCAGATGTGGAAAAGGATGAGAACTATACATTGTCTTGTTTAGAGGCATCATTACCTGGTACTTCATTAGCTACTGTGGAGTTGCAGAATGATCATAGTGGAATAACAGAGAGACATGTACATAGAAGACAATATGATACAACTGCTTCATTTACATTTTATGTTGATAGGTATTATAGACAGATAAAATTATTTGAAACTTGGATTGGATATATTGTAAATGAACAGAATCGTCAAGATGAGAGTTATTTTTATAGAGTAAATTATCCAACACAATATCAAACATCTATATGGATCACTAAATTTGAAAGAGATTTTAATAACGCAAGAAAACCAGGAAATAATTATGATGAACAACAATTGACATATCTATTTCTAAATGCATATCCAATTAGTATTGATTCAATGCCAGTTTCTTATGAAGGAGCACAAACATTAAAATGTACAGTTAATTTTAATTTTAGTAGATATATTACGGGAGCCACTGCACCTACCCCTTTAACTTATCCAGTTACAGGAGAGAGTGATAGTTCAAAGTGGAAGGGAGACTCCTTAGTCGTAAATCAATTTGAAAATGCTGATTTATTTGAAAAAGATTATGATATAGAGGATGGGGAATTCAGGGAGACGACGATTGGTTAATTAATCCTCAATAAACCTGCTAAATAAAATACACTGAAATTTCTATAGGATATTATGCCTTTACCAAAGATTGCGACCCCGACGTATGAGTTGGAATTACCTTCGACTGGACAAACGATTCAATATAGACCTTTTTTAGTTAAAGAAGAGAAATTATTGGTTTTAGCATTGGAAGGAGAAGATGTAAAAGAGATAACAACGGCTATTAAGAATGTTATAAAGTCTTGTATTCGGACCAGAGGAATTAAAGTAGATACACTTCCTACATTTGATATTGAGTATCTATTTTTAAATATTCGAGGTAAGTCTGTAGGAGAGGAACTTGAAGTAAAACTTCTTTGTCCTGATGATAATGAAACTTATGTTCCTGTAACCATTCCTATTGATGAAATTGGAATATTAAGGAGTGATAATCATACTAATAAAATTCAAGTAGATGCTTCATTAGTGATGGAAATGAAGTATCCGTCTCTTGCAGAATTTATAAAGAATAATTTTGATTTTAATAATGATTCAACGATGGATCAATCTTTTGATTTGATTGCATCATGTGTTGATAAAATTTATAATGAAGAAGAAGTATGGACAGCCGCTGATTGTACTAAGAAAGAGATCAATTCATTCTTAGAACAAATGAATTCCTCCCAGTTTAAAGAGATTGAAACTTTCTTTGAGACGATGCCTAAATTATCTCACACAGTTAAGGTTAAAAATCCAAAGACTAAAGTTGAAAGCACTATAGTATTGGAAGGGTTATCCAGTTTTTTCGGTTAGGTATGATTCACATGAGTTTGGAAAATTATTTTAGACTTAATTTTTCTCTCATGCAGTATCATAAATATTCATTAACTGAGATTGAAAACATGATTCCTTGGGAAAGGGACGTGTATGTTGAATTATTGAGAGCACACTTAGAGGAAGAAAAACTCAAACAGCAACAAGCGAATGCCTAGTTCTATAAAACTTACTGAACCGTTAGACATCCTTGTGGAGTATGGTTATCTTGATGACGAGACACCATACCATAAGGCAGTAAGTAATGCTGTTGTGGATTTTACAGATGATAAAACTTTGGGTGGAGAATATAATAGAGATTATATAGAAATTTTACAAAAGGAAGCAAAGAAAGAACTTAAGTTAAGAAGAAAAAAAATAAATGTTAAATCATTTAAAGAAAATTTTTTAAATAAAAAAGAAGAACCTGTAAAAGCAGATACTACAGGTGAAAGTTCTCTTAGTTTATATAAACCTCCAGTAGATAATCTTGATTTACCTGTAGAAGAAAAAGAAGAACAAAAAGAAGGACAAAAAGAAACCGAAGGTCTTAAAGGAATAAGAGATATTCTTGATGATATATTAAAGGTATTGCGTTTAGATTTTAAGGATGATAGAAAAGAGGCAAGAGATGCACGAAAAGCAAAGTTAACTGCTGATAGAAAAGCAAAAGAAAATAAGTTAGAAGGAGGGTTAAAAAAATCAGCTGGTCTAATTGGAAAATCTGTTCAGGCAATGGTGAAACCCTTTAGTAATATATGGGATGCCATAATTAATTTCCTTAAGTTTACCTTAATTGGAGCACTTTTTAACAAGACACTTAAATGGTTCCAAGATCCAAAGAACGAAGAAAAAGCAAAGAGGATTGGTAAGTTCTTTAGTGATTGGTGGCCTGCATTAGCACTCGCAGCTGGATTATTCCTTACTCCTTTAGGTGGATTATTAAAAGGGGTGGTAGGTCTTTTAACTGCCATTATTCCTAAGTTAGTCATAGCAATAGCTGCCAATCCCTATGCAGCACTAGCACTGGTGGGGACGGGGCTTGCGATATATGGTGTATCTAAACTTGCGGGTATGAAGAGTGGTCCTGATAAAGCAGTGGATGAATCAGTAGAAGAAAGTGGAAGGGAAGAAACTATTAATCAATTAAAAGAGGAGCAAGAAAATCGTGGTGTGATGGGAAGAGTTGGTGATTTCTTTACTGGAGCAGGAGCTGAACGGGAACAGCAAATTGAAAGATTGGAAGGTATGAGTGATGATACTGGGGGGAGTGGATTTAAAGATGGGTTTTCTGATGTAAAAGCAGAACAAAATATGGGAACTTATACTGGTGACGGTTATATGAAGGAATTTGAGGGAACGGCTGGATTTCAAGAATTTAATCAAGGTGGTTTAGTTAGTACTTATAATGATCAAAAATCAGCTCAGAATTTTGTTCAAAAGTTTAATGAAGGTGGTTTAGTTCAAAACTTTAATGAAGGGGGAATGGTTGATAAGGAATTGGTTTATAGTTTAAAGAAACTTAATACCGAAAAAGTAGTAAAGGGAAATGAAATAGAAAGAATTAAGACTAGAGAAAAAACTCAAGGTTCTATTAAACTTGAAGATCTTTATGCGAATCAAGATCAAATTCTTTCTCAATTACCTGAGGGAACAACTATAGAAAGTATTGTTAATGGAACGTCTGATATTGATGCTGAAGTTCTTTATCCAATACTGCAGAATAGTGATGCACAGGCAGTTTCTAGTGCTAAAGAACGTGCTTCTACTATGCAAATGATGCAAGAGAATAATTTAATAAATTCTGATAATACTGTAAAAGGTTTTAGTTCCTTTAATCAAAACTTTAAGGGTGGTGGATTAGTTGATACTTATAATAATCTTACTAAAATTAAAAATTATAAACAAGGTGGTTTTGTATCTGGACCTGGTGGAGTAGATAAAGTTCCTGCCAGATTAACTGCAGGTGAGTTTGTGATGAGTAAAGGTGCAGTTCAGAAGTTTGGAGTCAATACTCTTGCTTCTATGAATGCAGCTGGTGGGGGAACTAACGTCCCAACAATTACTCAAGAATATAATGAAGGTGGATTAGCACAATATTTTGAAAGTGGTGGAATAGTAAGGGATATGGCAAAAGAACCAGTAGGAACCCCGATTGTAAATTCTACAAATAAAACAATTACTTTACCCACTATTCCTAAAGAACAAAGAGGAGCTCAAAGTAAATCTCCTCAATCAGATATTCCTGATTTTAGAATTCCTATAATATCTTCTCAAAGATCTATGGTCATAGCATCATTGGGTATTGAAGATTTAATCGGAGGATAAGAATATGATGATGTTGGCAACGTTAGGGAAAACCTTATTAAAGTCTGGAGCAAAGAAGATTGCTAAGGATAAATTATTGAATAGAAAAAAGAAGAAGACTAAAAAAAAGACATCAGGTAAGGAGATGTCTACTGGTCTAATGAATAGAGAGGTTGATAAAAAGGGTGGAGCATTAGCAATTCAACCTACTACGGATTTAGTTGGTAATTTAAAAGATTTTGAACCAGTAAGTGATACTTCAGGTGAGTCAGATATAGTTATTATTAGAAAACAGGTGATACAAGTAAAAGATATACTAAAAGATAGTTATAGTGCTAAAAAAGAAGAAAGAGAGGAGGAGAGAAAAGCACGGCAGCAAGTAAAAAGAGAAACAAGGGAAGAAAAACTTGAGAAACCAAAAGTAAAACCTAAAGAATCTAAAGGAATGAAAGTTCCTAATCTGGGATTGGGGATTGGTAATTTCTTTGCTTGGTTGGCATTTGGAATTATATTGAATAAATTAATGGAATTGATGCCAGCATTACAGAAAATTTTTGGTGTATTAAAACCCATAGCTGACTTTATAGGTGGTGTATTTAATTTTACTGTGGGATTGGTGACGGGATTTATTGATAAAACTTATGCGGGAATAGAAAAATTAGAAAAAGCAATAGAAGCGATTGGTGGAGAGGGTGCTAAGGAATTATTTGAGAAGTTTGGAAAGTTATTTACTCAGGTACTTAATGCTGGTCTTATTGCAGCATTAATTGGAGGAAGAGTTGGATTGTTGGGTAAAGCAGCTTCATTGTTGGGATTCGGGAAAACAGCAGCCACAACAACAGCCGTCACAACAGCAACTACTAGTACAGCAGCAACAGTAGGAGGTATGAGTGCAGGAGTAGCAGCAGGTGTTGTAGCAGCAGCAGGAGCTATTGCGGTTGGACTTGGTGAAGGTATATTTGCTCTTGGTAAAAAAGGATATAATATAGAAGAAGATTGGAAACAAAAAGCTGCTAAGAAGTGGTGGACTGATCCTAGAAAATATTGGTGGGGAATATCTGCTGGTTTAATGGGATTTACTAATCGTATATTTAGTGCAATAGGTGGTATATTTGATGTTCTTGGAGCACCTTTTAGGATGATTGCGGAGTTAATCCGTTTTCCTTTCTTAAGTGAAAAAGGTAAAGAGAAGCAAAGAAGTAATATGGAAAAATATGATACCAGAATTAGAGAACAATTCCGTAAATCTCTTAATATGTTTGATTTTCTTGGAGTGATTAATGATGATAAAGGTTCTTGGGGAAGTCTTTATGGAGATGCAGCAGGAGAAAAGGCATCAAAGGAGATGTTTGGTGAAGATAGAAAAACATTTAATACTTCAGTTGATGATAGTAGTAAACCTCAAGGATTTATGAGAGGTCTCACAGGTTCTGCTGATTTTGTAACATTAGGTATGTTTGATTTTGATCAAAGAAATCGTGAAGGAGCACCAAAAGATTTTGGGGTTCGTAGAGTAGCAGGTGGATTAACTGATTGGTTAACATTAGGAAACACTGATTTTGATAAGAGAGGTGCGGGTAACTTCCAATTTGATCCTGCTTTTGGTGGTAAAGATAAGGCATGGGGTATTGAATCTAATAATACTCAAAGCAAAGTGGAGGGATTGGATACCCACCCTTCTTATGCTCAAGGTGGTATGATGCTCATTGAGAATACTACTACATATATACAGCCAGTAGAAGTATAATAAAAATATATGGCAGTAGAAG